AATGACGATTTTTCCATATAATCAAACTTTAATTTTATGTTTAACTTGTTTTCTGCTATGTCTTGTTTGATTGAAAGGTAAAATCTCTTTAACTTATTAATCGTAAAAGCATTATCACTTAAAGCATAAGGTTTCGTTACAACACGCATATTAATTACATTTCCATCATCATTGTAAACATCGTCAAATTTATAAATATAACCATCATTTTTAGCAGAACCAAATAACAATGTACCATCTAATTTACGACAAAAAGTATTTATGTAAATATTAGTATACCGTGTAAACGCACCTAAAACTGTATCAAAGACTAAAACTTTATTATTATAATTTAACGTGGCGTCATCACAATAAGCTAATAAATAACGCCTGCCATCGAAAACAGCTACCGCTTTTTCAGGTTTTACAATACTCTTTATTAAATTAGTAACTTTAACTGAGATTAATTCTGAATTTATGTAATCTTTATTTAAACTCGATAATGCATATAATCCATCACGCCCAAAATAAATTAACGTATTATTTGCATCAACTACTGTTTGAATGTTCAAAGCTCCTGTATGTGCTGGTATTTTAACGAATTTCACATCAACGTTGGGGTCTGTACCAAACCAAGCCCAAATAGAATTTTTCTTAAAAACCAACAAAGCACCAGCAAACACGGTTAAACCAGTTATAACATCATTATCATTCGATGACACATTTATTACACTTGTACCTTTCCAAAAATTAGGTTTGCCAAGTTCGCTAAAATAAAGCAAATTTGGATTTTGACTGTCCCCTGCTGCAAATAAGCGATTGCCTAATAAAGCTAAATATTTACAACGCTTTACAGCTTCAAAGTTTGTATTAGTAGCATCTGGGTCAGGTGTTACCTCAGCAAACGTAGTACCGTCGTACTGGTAATATTTTGACCCGTCAACTATATACAATTTACCTTGATATGCAATATACCCAATATCGGCAGTAGCAAGCGTACTGGTTACTAAAATATCGTTTTTATACAATGACGTATTAATTGTAAAATAGATATCGTTATTCCACTCAAAAATCCGACTAATAGGATAAGCTCCAAAACTTGTTGTGTACAATTTAGTATAACCTTTACGAAGGCTAAAACTCCCTCGTTCGGATAAATCTATGTTATCAGCTACTACAAGCTCGTTATCTTCAAGGTTATCGGGGGCTGCTGTATCATTTAAGCCCCCTGAAAAATCCATAAAAGTTATATACTGACGATTGCTCATGGCTTATCTCTCCCAACGTAAAACTAACTAAAGTACTGCATTAGGAGCCTCTACTTTACCGGAAACATATTCCTTTAAAGACCTGTGTACCGCTCGAAAACTGGGAACAAATATTGTAACGCTAAATCCGTATCCTCGTCACGCAGTTTATACTTATAACACGCATAAAAAACTAACAAATCATGAAAAATTTCAGGTAGTGCCGGAACATCATTAGGATTAACTAATCTTGCTGGTTTGTAATAATACTGTAAAGTTAAATCAAAATTTGTACTCGGTACTTCTATCAAATGGAAAACATTATTCCAAATTTGAAAATCAGTAAATAACTCGTCACCTTTCAAAACATTTCGTAAAATCAATAAGTCACTTGGTAAAGAGTAATCTTGTACACCAGTAATTACCGATAATGTAGCTGTTTTTTCCAGTCGAGCTTGCTTTGCTAAAAGGAAATAAGCTTCATTTATAACATCCGTAACATAAGATAAATCAAGGTTTTCTTCTAACTGCGCATTAACCCTGTTATATAAATCAGTAAGGGTAGCCATTAAAACTACCCCCTTTATTTCAACTCATAAAAATCGACACCAAAAAATTTATGTTTACGTAAAAATTCGATTTCTTTTGGGTCAGAAGTTTCATAAGTGCCGTCACCAAATTCATAACGCTTACCATACACAACATAAGGGATACCATTTTCCACACGAATAAAAGAAGGCTTCTCCACAATTACATAATTCTTATACTTACTTACAAATTTTACAGGTTTTACAATTTCATTATCTACCTTAGGCATATTATACCTCCTTGTAATTTTTAATTTAACGGTTAGCAGGATTAACCTGCTAACCGTTAAGTCTCAATTAACCAGTAACATTCTTCAAGATACCGTGAGTTTTCGGTAATTGCACCATTATACCGGCTTCGGTGATGTATTGGTCTTTCTGAACATCTTCATCGTTATTTTGAATATTGGTTTCAAGTTTAGTATCACGACCCTCAAGCGGGCAGTAGTAAACGTTATCGATATCTAATGCGATAGCCATACCACCATAAATAGCGCCCTCAAGTAACGGATGTTTTACAATGTAAAGTTCACCGTGAGTAGAAACATATTGAGTAATACTTACACCGTATGTATCCTCACGAGGTACAACACGAAGTTTATTTTGTGCAAATTGATTAATTACAGTACATACTCTGGGAGATGCAAGTAATAATCTCCGATTACTGCCATATTTAAATACACCTTCCAACCAGGTCTCAAACTCAAGTTCAGTTAACGTACCGCCAGCGTCCATTACGTTTTCAGTCAGGAAAGATAACACACCAGCAGTAGTCCGTATTGGTTGAGAACCGGAAGCGTCGAGCTTCTTCTCACCAAAGAGGAAAGCCCGCTCCATATCAACAAGGTGTTCAATACCCTTCAATTTACGCTGCCGAGCTAACTCGGTCTCGCCGTAAACTTTTGTTGCTTTCATGGTATTAGTCACGGCGATAGTTGTCTTGAAGATTTGAGTATAGTTATAAACATTCGTTACATCAGCAATATTCGGATTTCTTGCACCAGAGCCTTCTGCGTTAGCATTACCGATGATTAACAGGTCATCAGCATCATTTAACGCAGCGGCTGCGGTAGAACCGTAACCACGCACAACGGTTAAAGTATTACCGTTGATAGCAGTTACCCGCATTACTTCACCAGTACGTGGAACTTTTACTAAATCGCCAACGGTGAAGTACGAACCGTTAACAACGTTAATAGCTGTATCAGTTGCAGTATAACCAGTAGCATTACTTACTTTGTCCCAACGTGCGCCTAATTCTTGCTCCATCCATTCGAACTTTGGGTTTTGCACCACACGCTTCTTAGCACGTTTTAAAATTACAGTAAGCGGAGCAGCGTCCGGTTGTAGATAGGCAATTTTTTCTGCCATATCTACAACTAAACGAGATTGGTTAATATTACCAGTACCAGCATAAGTGGTAATCGCCATCTAAATCAACCTCCTTATCCGAATATACCTTTAGGTTTCTCGCCGAAAATTTGTTGTATAATCAAATCTTCGGGCTTGACAGTTTCACCAGCCTTGTTCAAATTGTCCGTTTCAACGACTGCTTGTTGTTTAGCAGCCATATTTTGGTAAGCTTGCTGCTTACCCTGCTCAAGAAATTCCTGAGCCTTCATGCCCTTGACCGCTAAATAAGCTATATCAAGGGCATTTTCCAAATCACCAATTTCAGGATGAGCGTCTAAAAAATCTGCAATGTCATTAGTTAAATCTTTAAAATCAGGATATTTTTGAGCTGCTTCAAGCACCTTGTTAGTCATTAAACGTTCTTCATAATCCTGCATTAAAGGTTGTAGTCTTTCTTCCAACATGGTTTCAAGTAAAGCGTTTAATGTACTTACAGGGTCTTTCTGAAAAGCCTCCAATAAAAGCTGATTTATCTGCTCGTCAGTTAACTCCGGCACCTCAGCTTGTTGCTGTTGATTATCAACAACAGCAGGCTGTTGGCTGGCTAACTGACGAACTCTGTGAAATTCTCTCTCTAAATCTTTGTACCCATTTATCATCTCCTCAACAGAGGTGGGTACTAAGTTAATATCCTCTGCTACAGGTAAACCCTGAGCTTTAGCAATAGCTAATTGCTGGACTAATTCAGCGTAACTTTTACGTAAATCATCTATAGATTTAAATTTACCAGCAATTAACTCCTGCTGTCCGCCTTGTCCGCTTTGTGCGGGGGCTTGCTGTGCCTGTGCATCAGCGGTCAAGCCTTCCTGTGCAGCTTGTCCCTCCGCAGGTTGTGCTATATTCGCCAAATTAGCGTCTGTAAAAAAGGCATCACTACCTACTTCGGGGGCTGCTTGTTGGGCTTGATTATCGCTGTTCATATTAATTGACATAAAATTTTATACCTCCTTGTAATTTTTTGGTAAATTTAATACGAAGTTTAAAACTTCGTATTCTTTTTGTAATAATTTGACTTCCTGTAAATCATTAAAAGCATGATACAACAAAGTCTGTTGAATTGCTTGTTTTCGTGCTTCAAGCTCTTCTACTAAATATTTCCAACCCTCCATATTTATTAGATTATTAAAAGCTTCCTGTTTAGTTATGCTACACCACCTCCCATCATTTCAGGAGGCATTGGTATACCATTTAAATTAGCATCCATAGCTTGTTGTATAGTAGATTGTTGCTGTTGTCCCGTTACCGGTTGTGGAGTATCAACAAACAGCTTATCAACGTTATTTATGTTGTAAAAGCTTAGTATCATACGGGTTAATTCTTTGATATTAACGTAAGGATTATTAGCTAATACTTTATAAATTTCAACTAATTGAGCTCGTCTATTTATACGACTTGCTAAGGGCTCAGTTATTACGTTTTCGACAGTCAAATCAAACTCACCTTGAATATCCATTGGTGCAAGCTTTATAAAACTAAGTTTGTTATAATCATCAAATACTCTAATATATCGCTCAGTATCAATAAACTGCTGGTCTAACTGAATAATCATTCTGGACAACCTTATAAAACTATGCGCAAAGCCACGAATTATAAACTTTAAACGCTGTGTAGCATTATCGGCTATTGTAGCCGCTTCTGTAGCTGTCGTTCTTGAAGATGTAATCATACCACGAATTACGTCTACTGTTCCAGTAACTTCCTTAATATCAGATTTAACAATACTCTCTTCATTATAAGCATTAGCAGTTACGTGATTTACTTCTAACGGCTGTATGTCATTATGGTCATCTACAGGTATTATACCACCAGGACGCCAAACAAGACTTTTAGGATTAATATTGGCGTACCTTTTTACAGTAAACATTTTATTTAATTCAAAGTTTACATTGTCAATACGTTGATTGCGAATTGTATTAAGCTCAATTTGTAAATGCTCGGTTATTTCAGGAATACCGATACCGTAAAATTCGTGTGGATTATTTATATATTTAAACTCAACAAACGGCTTTTTCTTATGTGCGAACGGATTAGGCATATCCCGTAAAACATATTTACGGTCAAGTATCGTAACTACTCGGTCATCTTCCCAATATTCGAGTATCTCGAACAAATTATCTATAGCATAATCACTACCTAATCCAATTAAATTAAAACGTTCTTGCTCAAATTCAAGCGGTTGCGAAGCTACTTTGCGGTCTAAATATTCAAGAATTTCCTGCTGTAAATCTGCTGGTAATAGTTGTATAAATTGCGAATAAAATGCAAGAATACCTTGTTTATCACGCCACGCTCTTTGTATCACCCAAGGGGCAGTTTCAATATCTTTATAAACCGGATTTATGTAAAAATTAAACAAATCTACATGGTCTACAAATGGGTCATCGTAAGTAGCTGTAAATTTCCAACCAATCTTAGCTATAGATGTACCATATATAGCTGCCTCTGTTGCAATATCTTTCATAATATCAACAATGCGAATACGATTAGAATACTGATAATCAAGTAATTGCTCTGCTGCTTCTGCACGGTCGATTTCATTAGGAGAAACAGGTAATACGCTAACAAAAGGTCTACTTTCAAATATACTTTCAATAATCCTTGGTACTACCGTCTGTACTGTTGAAAATATGTAAGGTATAAACAAATTTGACCGATTATCATTACGAGGCTTTGTATAAGAACGATATAATTGATACCAACGCTTCCATCTTTCTTCGTACGGAGCTCGTAAAGTTGCTACTCGATTAAAAAGGTCTAAAACTTTATTTAAAACTTTTTGCTGCTCTTCGGGTAATGCCAAGCGTATCACCGCCTTACTTGTTTAACTTACGCAACGTCAAAGCTAATAACGCACGCCTACGGGTAGTTGGGTTCTTACTTTTTGCCTTTTCCAAAAGCCACGAACGCTTAATAGTACCATCGGGATTTAAAGCGCCTTCTTTTTTAGCTAAAGCCCGCATAGCCCCTGGATGTTTTATTGCTTTTTGTATCCATTTCTCCGCCATTTAAAACACCCCTATAAAACACGAGGTACACTTCGCACTAACGCTGTTACGAATTTGCCTCTATTAGTACGGTAAGGCATAATACTATACACAGGTCTACCTTGTAATGTCGGTTTATAAGGCAAAATACTATACACAGGTCTACCTTGTAATGCTGGTCTATNCGGTGCTGGTTGTACTGGCGGTGCTGGTTGCGTTGTAGTTAACGATTGCAAAGCATTTTTATAAGCATCANCAACATTACGAACTATTTTAGCGATAGGNTTCAGCGCCTCTTCACGAGCTTGCCGTTCCATAGCTGATTTTATAGCACTTCTGCGCAAAAATGGGTTTTGTGCATACATTTGATTTAATATAGCCTGCTTTTGTGCTGCACCACTCGGAATAGCCATATTTAAACACCACCTTTTTAATAACCTGTAATTTTATAATGAGGAGTATAATAATTCACATCATAATAAGGATTACGCAAAGCTTCCTGCTCAACCGATATACGTTTCATAACTATATAACGAACACAATCAACTAAATGGTCATCTTTCTTCAAAGGTTCTTCCTTAGGGTCAGCTAAATCTGTTACACGTTTTGGTTTCCAACGATAATTTTTTAATTCTTGTATAGTAGCCTGACAGGTTTTGAAGATAAACAATTTTTTCTCGATAAAATATTGTTTAACTCTTTGTATACCAGCCCAAACATCATTGTTTGCAGGCTCAGCGTAAATACCAAAACTGCGTAATTGCTCTATAACGGACAATTCTGAATTGGCTGTGCGCTGTTTTGCTGCTGGGTCTATTAAAGTCAAAACGTGTGGTTGTCCTGTTAAAGCTCTGGTGCGGTCAATTATATTTTGTGCATGTACGCTTAAAGGCTGCTGTGCAACAAGGTAGTCTGAAACTATGTATATACGACCGTCAAAATCTACAGCTCCCCAAATAACCGCAGTCGGATTACGATAACCAGGGTCAATAACCCTAAACCAACCCCATCCTCGAGGTATATCTATAGGGTCAATTACATGAATAGCTTCATCAAATTCAGTATAAATTTGCCCTTCAAAAACATTAAATTCAGCGTCAAGATAACGTTTTCTCCATTCTTCCGGGTAATCCCTGTACAAGCGACTTACCAAATCGCTTGGTAAATGGTGGTTCTCAGATGTTTTAGACAAAACATAGCGATAATCATTAAGTAAATCCTGTCGTCCAGCAAGTGCTGGAGCAACAAATTTTTGATATATCCAATCATGCCCATTTGGTGTCGTGGTTATCCAACCCTGTAAAGGTTGCCCCAACTCACCACGTAAACGGGCTTGTAACATTAAAAAACTATCTTCGGGTATTTCATAAGCTTCATCCAACCAAAACCAGTCAATATTCAGGGACGCTATCGGGTCGATATTATCCAAATGCCAGCAAAGAGCCTCGGAATAAACTCGCTTTGGTTTACCAAACTCGTCGGTTACAGTTAATGGTATGCGAATTAAATTCTCATGTTTACGCTCCTCATAGGGTATTTTTAACTCATTTAAAAGCTTTATAAATGTACGCATTGATGTATTACGTAAAGCAGTAGCTTCGAACCGTCCAATTAAACCGTAACTACCTGGGTACTTTATCATCGTAAGTATTGCTTGCAAAGCGCCTGTCCACGTTTTACCAGCGCCAAAACCACCTATGTACGCAACATACGGAATTTTTTCGACATTTACAAGCTTAAAAAACCGTTTTTGTGCAGGTAAAAAGTCCCATTTTGTAAGGTCTACAACAGGGTTACTCATCGGTGGTATCCTCAGCTCCACTTAAAAAGCTTGGAAGTACAATTTGAACTCCCTCACCGCTGATATTTATCTTATCACCGTACTTATCAGGCTTGGCTGCTTTGAGCATTGCTAATAAAAGCTTGTCCCGTTTGTCAGATGGGTCGCTCAAAACACGATTTTGAGCTTCAATTTCCAGAGCATCAGCATAGAAGTTAAGAGCTTCCTGCTCAGCCATACGAAAAGCTGAATTATTTTGACGCCAAAAACGAATATCGGCAGTTGTTATCCCTGACATCCTAACAGCAGCAGCTTCGTTGCCGTACATAGCAAGATAAATTAAATAATCTTTTATCGTCGCAGGGGCGTTTTCAAGCTCCTTTGGAACTTGAAAGTTTTCAACAATATCTACAAAACTTAATGGTTTGTATCTTGCCACTTTAAACACCCCCTGTACTATATATTAACGTATTAACATATTAGTATGCTAAATTTTAATAGCATTTTCACATANATAACATAGCATAAAAAGTAAATATTGTCAAGGAAGAAATAAAATTTTAAGAATAGAATTACCATTTAAGGCATATAAAGTTAACAGGAGGTGAACATATGCTATAAGGAAGTTCATGCGAACATTACAGGCAACATCGAAGCTTTTTTACTCAGTGAACACTTAGAAGAAGGCAAATTTCGTTTTATTAGAGTAAAACACCACAAAACAGGACTAAAAACCGGTGTTTTACACCATTACCCAACAAGTTCTACTGAAATTCGAAATCGTAAAACCCAACAAATTCTGAATACTTTAGTAAAAACCAAAAAATTAAACCGTTATTTCGAATTTGTGTATTATCCGTATGGTAAAAGGTTGACGAAATATTGTACGCATGGGGCGTACTGTAGCAGAATATATACTGTAGGTTGCCATCATGGCTCAAAATTGAAGAATTTAAGCTCGAATACGACTTTTTAGGACTAACAAAACCGGATATTTACTGCGTTATAAAAAACGTAGCAACAGGAGTTAGTAAAATATTTTTGATTGAAGTTGATTTAGATAACGTCAAACAACGCACTTTAAGTAAGTACGCTACAGATGACGGCAAGGAGGTGCAACAATTTTGCGAAAAACCGACGGGTTTTATAGTAGTATAATTACGCTCATAATGTACTATTTAAATNTGGCTTATAAAAGCCTTAAATGNCTATTTAAATAGGCGTTAAAATTGCTGTCAGGTGTTATGATACCTGACAGCTTTTTTCGTGGCTCTGACTGGCATTTACGACG